CTTTGGGGCTCTTGCTGGTATGGAGCCCCTGCAGGGTGGGGGGCTCCAACTGCGCTCGCCCCTCCGCCACGCATATTAGTAATCGTCATGTTATTTATTTAGTTTCTTGTTATAATGTGTAATTATACTAAGAATTTTATACTTCAAAATCTGTACGGAGACCTTCATAACGTGTGTTACATTGTAGGTTAACGCGGAATACAAACTTGTTACTGAAATTAGTGGCACTAGCACTGGAATAGAAAACTCTCCACAAACAATCTATAGTTGGTGTACCGTCTTCACCTGCTGTAAAATCCGTTTCTGACATAACTGTAGAACGTTTTACACCACATAATTTAGCTACTGAAATACTATGTGATAATGTATTTGCTCGCTGACTGGCATAGTTTGAACATACTAACTTTTGTTTACTGTTAGGATAATACGGAAAGGCTGACGTTAATTGTGGAGCATCAGAATCACCTCTAAACGGAACTATATATATATACATAGTATCGGCTAGCGCTTGAGGATTACATGATACTGTGATTTTACTAGACAATACTCGTGTTTTATCATATATACCTGTAGAACCTACTAGTTTATTATAATAAAGAGTATTTTGTGTTATAACGCCTGAATTAATCAATACCCCTGTATTGTTTGTGGCGCTAGTAAATGGACTGAAAGTTGTTGGATTTAACGCATCAAAGGCTCTATTAAGATATACATCAAAATAACCCGATGAATAAGCACCTGCTGGTATATAACCCTGCATGAACCATCTGTTTCTTACAGTGAGACTGGAAGGAAGTATTTGGTTATTACGGAGCTTAGTAGTATTAAGATTACTGCTAGTAGCTTTGATAACTTTGGCTTTCTTGACTTTTCGACGACCGGAACGACGGGATCTAACATTACGCATTTTATATATTCTTATATGAGAAAATAATTTTTCAGAAATCTATATAAGAAAATATTCTTATACTATAGTATTATAAAATATGACTAGTAGAAATTGGTGTTTTACTTTAAATAACTATACTAAGGGTGACGAAATAAAATTAGACTATCGTAAGCACAATGTCAAATATATGATTTACGGTAGAGAAATCGCGCCTAAAACAGGTACCCCTCATTTACAAGGCTTTGTTATCATGCCACAAGCTTGTAGAATGAGCTTTATGAAATCAAAGATTCACGATAAAGCTCACTGGACCGCGTGTAAGGGTTCTGTTGAACAAAACTTTACTTATTGCTCTAAAGGTAAAGACATTGTTGAAATAGGCAGTAAACCGGTATCTAAACAGGGTAAACGTAACGATTTAATAAAAGTTGTCAATTGTATTAAAGATAATGGTTTGAAAAGCGCTATAGAAGAATATCCTACTCAATTTATAAAGTATCATTCTGGGCTAGACAAGCTGGCTCAGACTTTTGTTAAAGACAGAGACTTTAAACCTACTGTTACATGGCTTTACGGACCCACGGGAACCGGTAAAACACGTGAAGTTGTTGAGAAGGAAAAAGATCTTTGGATTTCTGGTAAAGACCTTAGATGGTGGAACGGCTATGAAAATCAAGAAGCTGTGCTATTCGATGATTTTCGCGGAGACTTCTGCACTTTTCATGAGTTACTAAGAATATTAGATAGATACCCTTATAACGTTGAAGTAAAAGGTGGCTCGAGAAAATTTAATAGTAAAAGGATTTATATTACTAGTTGCTATAAACCTGAAGACGTTTATACTACTCGAGAGGATATTGGTCAATTACTCCGTCGAATAGATGTTGTGACAAAAAAAGTTGTGACAAAAAAAAGTAACATAGGGGCCGATGTCACGGATGTCACGGAAGTGGTTGGTAATACTAGCAACCACCCTCCTATAGTGACAAAAAAAACGAAATGTGAAATCATGCTTGAAGGTATGGACTCAGACGAAGAGTTAGACGACTAATGCTTTGGGGCTCTTGCTGGTATGGAGCCCCTGCAGGGTGGGGGGCTCCAACTGCGCTCGCCCCTCCGCCACGCATATTAGTAATCGTCATGTTATTTATTTAGTTTCTTGTTATAATGTGTA